ACTTCCATTACCTCCGTCCAGTATGGCAGCGTCACACCGAAAAGGATGCACTTGTAGGCGTTTCTATGACCGGTATTGCTTCAGGTCGCATCCTCGATCTCGATATGGCAGCAGGCGCTGCTGTAGTCAAGGAAGAGAACGCTCGCGTTGCAGACCTTCTAGGAATTAGACCAGCTGCCCGTACTACCTGCGTCAAGCCTGCAGGAACTACTTCACTAACTCTAGGTACCTCTTCCGGTATCCACGCTTGGCACAACGATTACTACATTCGTCGTATCCGCGTTGGCAAGAACGAAGCAATCTACTCTTACCTCTCAGAGTACCACCCAGAGTTGGTTGAGGACGAGTACTTCCGACCACACGACACCGCTGTTATCTCAGCTCCGCAGAAGGCACCAGAGGGCGCTATTCTACGCTCTGAGACCGCTCTTGAGCTCCTAGAGAGAGTTAAGCGCGTCAGTGTTGAGTGGGTCAGAGGCGGCCACAGAAGCGGCCAGAACACACATAATGTTTCTGCTACAATTAACATTAAGGAACACGAGTGGGATGAGGTTCGCGACTGGATGTGGGCAAACCGCGCACACTACAACGGCCTATCAGTGCTCCCTCACGACGGGGGCAGCTACATCCAAGCTCCCTTTACCGACAGCACAAAGGAAGAGTATGAGGAAATGCTCAAGCACCTTACAGAAGTAGACGTCCGTAACATCATCGAGACGCAGGACGATACTGATCTTGCAGGCGAGATTGCTTGCGGCCCATCAGGGTGTGATCTAATCTAAGGTTTATTGGCATTCTCGTACCTCACAAACTATTTATTAATATAAACCTGTGGGGTGCGAAATGCCAAAACTCAAAGATTTAAGTGGTAAGAGATTTCATAATTTGCTGGTACTAGAGCGGGCTAGCGCAAACAGACAAGGCTCAGCAACTTGGCTGTGCCAGTGTGATTGCGGTAACCAGAAGGTCTACTCTAGTGACCATCTTACAAGAAAGAGAGGTCCTGTTAAAAGCTGCGGATGCAAGATGACAAAAAGGGGTCCAGATCACCCACAGTGGAATGGTCACGGAGAGATTAGCGGAAGATGGTTTTACCATCACGTAACTCGTGAAAGATTTCAAGGTGACAGAACTAGGGTTCCGGTCGAGGTAACCATCGAACAGATCTGGGACCTCTTCTTGAAGCAGGAAAGGAAGTGTGCGCTGACTGGTATGGAGCTGACAATTAGCCCCACAGCCCAATACAACGACGCTTCAATTGACAGAATCGATAGCTCAAAAGGATATGTAATTGACAACATTCAGTGGGTACATAAGCACGTTAATATGATGAAGAGAACATATTCACAAGATTATTTTATAGCTATGTGTAAGAAGGTAGCCGAGCACAATGAATAGAACTAATTAGAATAAATCGCCCTCGGATATTGTCAAATGTATCCGAGGGCGTTATATTATCAATGGAGCAAAACGATGTTTGGGAAATCAATTAAAGAAATGGTTGGCTTTACGCTAGGTGTTGTATTTGGCAGTGTTATCGCTACTATCACAACACACTATGCTTACTTGCTAATGCACGGCAGCCCACAAGTTACTGAGCTGCTACAGATTAATGAATGCCTCATTGAAAGGCATCAGGAACTCAATGGAGAAGGTAATGTCAGAAATTAAGGTACACAACAAGAGAGTCCTCGTTCAGCTTGTAGAGAAAGAGCAGAAAGAGAAGGGCTTTTTTCTAATGCCAGAGACAGCTGAAGATAAGTCAGAGTGGACGCTCGCCTTGGCTATCGACGTTGCAAGAGAAGAAGATGCACACCTAGTAGACCGTATGGTACTATTCCCAACTCATATGTTGGAGACTTTTGAGCACGGCGGAGAGACTTTCCACTTCGTTCAGGAGAACTACATTGTGGCGTCTTTCGCGGAGTGATATAGGTGTCTAAACTAGATAGACATATTTATAAAACTTCAGAAGTAGTGATTGGTGGCTGTCTGGCCACCTTTCTTTTTGCTTATTATACGGGCAAGAAGGTAGCGTTTGTGGAAGCACAGCCACCTTTCCTATTTGATGAAGTAGCTGGTAACGCAATTCCGGGGATTGAGCCAAACTTCGGACATACCTTCCCAGCCGTACAAGTGTGGGAATATTTGCTATTTGCTCTGGGAATGAATGGGCAAATAATTGGCTCTGACTTGAATCGCTCTATTCGTGTGGATGATGGTATGTTAAAGATCACCACAGAGTATTCAAGGATGACAAGAGTGGAATTTGAAAAGCTATGGGTGTTTGACCCCCGGCAGGTCAAGGGCCTGCCTCCAGCAAGAAAGATTAAGAAGAATCTTAACAGAGTGATTGACTGGGTGAATGTCAAGAAAGGCAGCAACCACACCCACACATTCCACCAGAATGAAGATAAGTTTATGAACAAAGTGTGGTGGTATAACTCTCCACGTTTTGATAACAGTAATCTTAAAGACTGTGTGGTCGAGTCGTATCTTACCGACGAGCAAGTAAGAGACTTTGACTATTCAGAAACCATCGTGCGTATGGCACTCGAAGAGCTGTACAAAGACAAGGAAATTACAAAATACCCTAGACTAGACCACGCAGAACGTGTTATAATAGAGGACATTGATTATGTTTTCGACACACAGGAAAATGTAGAGCACGTAAGGCCCGATGCAGACTACATTATTGATCAATGGAAATCTGAAGAGGTCAGTCCATATGTCAAGTTTTTTCCATCTAGCAGGTATAGTTCCGGTCGCATCACCGCCGACAGGGTATAATCTGCCTTGGGACGATTGCCTGATCCCAATCGCACCTGACTATCTGGCAATTGACAATGCTATCTATCAGGCAGCAATGGCAGGCTGTGAGACAATCTGGGTTGTTGGCAATATGGAAACCGTTCCGCTTGTAAGAAAGCGCATCGGTGATTTTATTTATGACCCAACGACAATTGGCAGCAATCCTTTTTCAAAGAATCCCGACAAGCACAGAAGACTGGTGTCAATCTATTATGTCCCGATCACGGAGTTTGAAGGACATAGGTCAAATTGTCTTCCTTGGTCCATCATCAAGGGGGCGGAATTTGCAAACGACATTAGTGGCGCAATCAGCAAGTGGACAAGACCTAAGATGTTCTGGGTCTCTTTTCCGTATGGCATCACGGAGCCAAAGCATCTTCGTGAGTTTCGAAAGAGCATTTCGAAGGAGCAGAATACTTTTCTTCGTTATGATGAGGAAACAGTACTCGATGGCAAGCATCTTCCCTTTACATTTGGCCAAGAAGACTTAGCAAGGTTCTTAGAGCATTTTAGAGAGTATGAGAACCAAATGTCAATAAACAGTCAAGACGAGGATGAATACTTTACAGAGAAGGCCACCCTTGGTATAATAGTAAAAGAAAGCGAGATGAACATAGACAACGTTATCGACTTGTCTTGGTATCATCAGATTGACAGTTGGGACAACTATCGAAGCTTTCTATCAGATAGCGAGACTAGAGAAGTAAAGAGTCCCGGCAAAATATTTATCCACTATAAAGAGTGGAACCCTATTTCGGAGGAATTGTGAAGACTTGGAACGAACCCGGACGTGGCCGCAAGGGCTGCCCAAAGTGTGGTATTTATATCGGTGTTAGGTCTATGAAGTGCCAGTGTGGCTTTTCTTGGATCATTGAGCCACGTAAGCCAGCGCCAAAGAAGAAGGTTGCGGCTACACAAGAGTCCGGCTCTAGCGGCGAAGGCTCAGGTCTTAGCCTTATTCACGCACCTCCCGGCTTCTGTCCGGTCGAACTTAAGGGCCTTGAGACAGAGCAGGTCCGTCAGTGGCTCAAGGAGCTAGTGAAGTTCCACCTCGCAAACAAGCAGCTGCTTAAGCCTTACGCAGCAAAATACTATGGTCGCCTGTTTTACGGAGTCTTTACAGACGAGTACTTTGAACTGTCGCAGAAAATTGATACAATGGCTGTGGAGGTAGGTCTATATGTCGACTGAAAGAACACAACCAACAATCCCATTCGTGGGACTTCACGCACACAGCGTAGCAGGATCGATCTTCGATGCGCTAGGCTACCCAAGCGCCCATATGGATTTCGCATATGAAAACGGTATGAACGCGCTAGCTCTGACCGACCACGGAAATCAAAATGGTTTGGCACATCAGGTTCTCCACGCCAAGAAGATGATGGAGGCTGGCAAGGAGTTCAAGCCCATCTTCGGATGCGAAGCTTACTTTATTCCTTCACACGAAGAGTGGAAGACTGATTACGAAGAAGTAATGGCCGACAAGAAGAAGGCACAGGCAGCCAAGCGTGCCGACACTAGCGGCGCAACTGTAGAGGACGAGAACGCCAGTAAGAAGGCGGCCAAGAGCGTCCTTAACCGACGTCGACACCTTATCCTTCTGGCGCAGAATCAAACTGGTCTTGAGAACTTGTTCAAGCTGGTTTCCGATTCATACCGAGACGAAAACTTCTACCGCTATCCTCGCGTTGATTATAAGATGCTACAGGAGCACTCTGAAGGCATCATCGCGGCCTCCGCTTGTTTGGGTGGGGTCTACGCTGGATGTTTGTGGGAGAACCGCGAGGAGGGCGATGAGGCTGTCCTAGCGGCTATGCGACAGGTCACCGAGCGTATGATCTCTATCTTTGGAGATCGGTGGTATGGTGAGCTACAGTGGAACAACGTGCCAGAGCAGCATCAGCTAAACAAGTTTATTATTCAGATGCACGAAGAGTACGGTATTAAGCTTATTTCTACTGCAGACTCTCACTACCCTTCGAAGGAGGCTTGGAAGGATCGCGAGCTTTACAAGCGTCTAGGCTGGCTAGGAAAGGGTCGCCCACAATGGGCAGACGAGACAGAGCTCCCTGAGAACGTCGACGAGATCGGCTATGAGCTTTACCCAAAGAATGGCGACGAGATGTGGGCGGCATACCAGAAGTACTCTGCCGAATGCGACACAGAGTATGATGATGAGCTAGTGATGAATTCCATCACAGAGACTTACAGCATTGCCCACGACCGTATCGAAACATTCACGCCTGATAATACAGTCAAGCTCCCCTCTTTCGTTGTCCCGGCAGGCGAGACCGAAGATAGCGCACTAGAGAAGTTCTGTATGGAAGGTCTCCGCGCAAAGAATCTACACACCAACAACGAGTACACAGAGCGTCTTCGTTACGAGCTTGGCGTTATCTCTAGCCGTGGATTCTCAAAGTACTTCTTGACTATGAATGAGATCGTAAAGATTGCAAACGAGAGTATGATCACAGGTCCGGGTCGCGGTTCTGCAGCTGGCTCGCTTGTTGCATATGCCCTTGACATCACGCAGGTCGACCCGATCAAGTACGGCCTACTCTTCTCCCGGTTCCTTCGCACAGATGCAAAGGACTACCCAGATATTGACTTTGACGTTTCTGACGCAATGGGTATCAAGGATATTCTTATTGAGCGCTGGGGCGACAATGTAGTTGCTCCAATCTCAAACTGGAATACTTTGCAGCTCAAGTCACTAATTAAGGACATCTCTAAGTTGTATGGCATCCCTTACACAGAGGTAAACAAGGTCACAGGCGTGATGATGCAGGAGGCCACGCCCCTCGCAAAGAAGAAGCACGGCATCAAGGCTGGTATCTACGCCCCGACTTTTGAAGAGGTAAAGGAGTTCTCTACTTCTCTACAAAGCTTCTTGAGTAAGTACCCAGATGTCGCACACCATATCGACGCACTATATGGGCAGGTTCGCTCTTGTTCACGTCACGCTGGTGGTGTTGTTATCGGTGAAGATCTTGATCGCCGTATGCCACTTATCTCTTCTAAATCCGTTCGACAGACTCCTTGGTCGGAGGGCCAGAACGTCCGTCACTTGGAGCCGATGGGTTTCATTAAGTACGATCTCTTGGGCCTAGCAACACTTCGTATGTTCGAGGGAGCTATCACAAACATCTTGAAGCGCCGTCACGGTATTCAAGAGCCAACGTTCCAAGACATTCGTAAGTTCTACGATGAGAACTTGCACCCTGATGTGCTCGACCTAAACGATAGCAAAGTATACCGTAATGTCTTCCAGAAGGGCAACTGGGCTGGCATCTTCCAGTTCACAGAGCGCGGAGCGCAGGCATTGTGTCAGAGCGTCAAGCCAAAGAATATCATTGACCTTTCGGCTATCACTTCTATTTATCGTCCGGGTCCTTTGTCTGCAAACGTCGATAAGGACTTCATCAACGCCCGCCGCGCTCCGGGTATGATTACTTACTTCAACGAGAAGCATCGGGAGACCACAGAAGAGACTTATGGATTTCTTATCTTTCAGGAGCAGATTGCTCTTCTTGCTCACCAGTTGGGTAAGAACATCTCTCTTGACGAGGGCAATTCACTTCGTAAGGTTCTAACCAAGAAGGGAACAGGCAAGACCAAGAAGGTTCTTGCTTCGCTCTATGGCCGCTTTGTTGATGGTTGTGTTGAGAAGGGAATGAAGGCTTCCGATGCCGAAGACCTCTGGCGTAAGTTTGAGTTCTTCTCTGGTTACGGTTTCAACAAGTCTCACGCTGTTTCATACTCAATCATCTCGTATCAGTGTGCTTGGCTGTTCACATACTTCCAGCAGGAATGGCTTTGTGCATTCTTGGACAAGGAGCCAGAGACCCGAAAGGAGAAGGCAATCAATATTGCAAAGTCCTATGGCTACCACATCGAGCCTCTAAACATCAATACATCAGGCGTTTCTTGGGAAGTTAGCGAAGACGGTACATCATTTATTCAGCCGCTTACAAGTGTCAAGGGCCTAGGAGATACAGCAATCGAGCAGATTTTCAAGGGCCGACCTTTCCAGAAGGTTGAGGACTTCTTGTTCAATGAGAATATGCGATACTCCAAGCTCAACAAGAAGGCTCTAGATGTGCTATGCCGCAGCGGCGCACTTAACAATCTTATGGACGATAGGTTCTCAGGCAGAAAGCACTTCTGGTCGGCTATCGCAGTTGATCGGCCTCGTAAGCCAAAGAACTTGGACGAGAATATTACGCTCTATGAACCAGAAGGCGACTTCACTAAGGAAGAGGAAATCCAGTTCTTGGTCGAGCTTACAGGCCAGTTCCCTCTGAACAGGGTGATCGATAGCCAGATTCTTGATAAGCTCGACAATATGAATGTTGTACCTATCTCTGAGCATCAGAACGGCTACGGCTTGGTCTGGTGTATTCCAAGAAAGATTGTTGTGCGAACAACATCAACTGGCAAAGAGTACTTCCAAGTGGACGTAACCGACATAAACTCTTGCGATATTCGAATTCGATGCTGGGGAATTGACACCGGTATGGGCGATATGCTAGAACTCAACAAGCCATATATGTTGAAGCCACAGTACAATGCCCAGTGGGGCTTTTCTACACGAGGCCGTATCGGCAAGCTCTGGAAAAAGCTATCCTGAGCTTGACTTTAAAAATTTTTACTGGTACAATAGAAAAGTCCGTAGGAGGAACAAATGGGAATTGAAGATACAATCGAAGTTGGGCGGATTGTCCAACTAGAAAACGGCCAGAGCAGCATTCGCTTGCGTCGTGATTTTTATGAATTGTTGGCTGGACTTGCCGACAGGTTTGCTGACGAAGGCGAAGAAGCAGACATCGAGGATGGCACAATCACCGCAGATGTGCTTACACCGTTCTTGCAGAATGCTCTCCGCGAAGTTGGCATCCTCGGCGGTCTCACAGAGCCGCAAGCTTATGACCTTGTTGGTATGTATGTCGACCTTTGCCTAAACGATGAACGCCTTCACGAAGAGCTCTCAGCGAAGAGATTCACAGAAGTGTTGGAAGCAAGCCTTTTCGCTCTTGATTTGGACTTCTCGCTCCCAGAGAACGCAGGGCAGTCAATTCTAGACTCGCTAGCTAGCCAGAGGTTCTTTCAGCTTCTAGGCTGACACAAAGCCCCCGCCTTATGGCGGGGCATTTATAAAAGGTGGTATTATGTTTGACGATCTTAATGATTTGGAAATTCAGTTGATCCTTGTTAGCCTTGAGGGCTCTGTTGCCAACTGGGCCGCGTGCGTGGAGGAGAAGCAATATCCGAGGGGCTTTAACGAGGAGACAGCAATTGAGACCTTGAAGATGCTCACAAATCTTGCAGACAAGTTGGCACTTCGATACCACAGACGCATTGCTGATGACGCGGCGGCCTTTGAGAAAGAGATTTTCGGTGACCTTGATCTAGACGAACTAGTATCACAGGTCTTCCCGTCTAGCTTCGGGCCACAAGGAGGGCAGAGTAATGATGACGACTGGAACTAGCGTTTCGTTTGATTACGACAATACGCTCATCCGATACGAATATGTAAAGGACGAGGCAGGCAATGTCATCGATGCAGTCTACCGCGAGCCGCACCTAGGCAACATTCGCCTTATGCAGCAGTTAGCCAACGACGGCTACAGAGTTATCATTGTCACCGCAAGAGAGCAGGGCCTATCTTTTCCGAAGCACGATAAGTCCCCAAAGCCAGAAGAACTTGTCAAGGCTCTTAGGCTTCCAGTCGATGACATTTACTACACAGCCAACAGCTGCAAGATCGACACGCTTATGGAAAACAATGCCACTCTTCACTTTGACGACTGTGAAGTACAATGCTTGGATATGCTTAAGCATAAACAAAAGACCGGCCTAGGCCCGCTTCCTATTTTGGTCGATGCCCCGAGAGGTATTAATAACTTCCTGAAGCGCAAATTTAAGAAACTTATTGAGGAACGAAATGAAAGAAGCAGTTGACCACCCAAGCCATTATCAGAGTGGCGAATTAGATGAGGACGGAACTTCAAAATACGAGGCCATCAAAGTTATTGAAGCTTGGGGTCTTGACTTTCATCTCGGTAATGTGGTAAAATATATTTCTAGGGCGGGAAAGAAAAGCGAAAACGCCTTAGAAGATATGCAGAAAGCAAAATGGTATCTTGACCGCTGGCTTGAAGTCAGGGGAGGATGAAGTGAACATTTTTATGGACTTTTTAAACTAATTAAAATAGCCGACATACGACGCACTTATGTCGCAGAAGCAAGGAGTTTTAAGATGAAAACGATTATTGAGAACTGGCAGAGGTTTTTGAACGAGTCCAGCCTTTCGCGTATCCACCAGCATATGACTGAACACGATACTGCTGTCATCACCGCATTCCGTGATGATCCCTTTGATGACGAAAAGTGTAGCGATAAGAGCAATGTCTCAACTGACACGGAAATGAGCCCAAAGGAAGCCAATCTTGAGCGTAACCGGCAACTCAAGGCAGCCCTTCTCCAGATGGGTTATGGCGTGACTGCTGTTGATGGTAACTATGTTGAGAAGTATGGAACACCAGAGGCGGTTGAAGTAGGCGAGAACTCGTTCTTCGTAGTAAATCTTCAAGATGATGCTGACTTCACAAAGAACATTGTAAAGCTTGGCAAGCTATTTTGTCAGGATTCTGTTCTTATTATTCCAAAGGGCGGCAAGACAGCATACCTTCACGGAACAAATGATGGCGACTTCCCCGGCCTTGACCAGAAGTATGATACTGGCGATTTCATTGCTGGAAAAGAAGCAGAGTTTATGACCCGTGTTGGTGGCCGACCATTCACTTTCACGGAAGGGAAGGAGCCTGTACTTGAAACCTTGCAGGATCACAGCAAGAACTCACGTTGGGTTATCCGAAAGATTTATAACAAGATTATGGGTTAAGAACCGCTGATTTGAGATAAGGGGAAGAACAATGAAGAACACAGTTGAACTACTCGGAACTTACGGCGACGACCTTACGCACGCTTGCTCAGCTTGGACATCGACCAGTCGTAATCTTACGCCCAACAAGTTGGCGCGTGTAGACAAGTTGTTGAATATGCTAGCTCGCGAAGGCCATATGACTCCGTTCGAGAAGAGCACGCTTCACTTCTTGGTATCAACAGATATTGCCAGCCACATTCATTTGCTTAAGCACCGAGTGGGCGTGAGCATCAACGCGGAGTCTGCTCGTTACAAAGAGTTTAAGATCGATAAGTATTACGTCCCGCAGGACTGGCCACAGGAAGAGCAAGATAATCTTGAGGCTTTCATTAAGGACGCCTACGACCGCTACCACGGCTGTATTGAGCGCCTTGAGGAGCAAGGCTACCCTCGTAAGCGCGCCAAGGAAAGCGCTCGCCTCTACCTTCCTTACGGAATCCAGATCACTTGCGACATTATGTTCAACTGGCGTTCCTTCGCTCACTTCCAGAAGCTTCGCAACGACGAGCACGCACAGGTAGAGATCCGCGAGATTGCTGCTGAAATGCTGCGCTTGGTCGAAGAGCGCGCCAACTTCCCATACACCATTGCTGCTATGCGCAATTGCGGTATGGTGCCTCTGGAGAGCGAAGAATGAAAGTCGGCGATAAGGTTGTGAAGATCGGGTATGAATTCCCAAGTGGAGTGCCCGAAGGCACTCTTGGGGTTGTAGCAGAAGCTTTCGGTGAGCACCTAAGAGAGGATCCCCTAGAGTATCGTAAACAAGTCTGCGTAAGCTGGGCAAATGGGGTAGGTGAATGGACTCATCTTGGATATGTTGAACTTCTGGAGAGCGAAGAATGATTGAGTGGAAAGAAACTAATGGTGACTTTACTGCTGTGTGTTCTTATGATACACTCACAGAATCTTACACTGTTGAAGTCACACATACAGATGGCAGGCAAGATAGCGCAACTTGGGTTCGGATGGGCTATGAGCCCAGATTTGGAATGGATGATCAGGACGCTCAAAGATCAATCCGTGAATCTGAAAGGATTTGTGTTAGAATGGAGAGCGAAGAATGAAGGTCGGTGATAGGGTTCGTCTTTCGCATTTCCACGGCTCTCTTACAGATCATTACCGTGCTTCACGAGCAGATGTAGGCGTAATCAAAAGCATTGAGGAAGAACCAGAACCAAATGTCCTAACACGATGTATTGAAGTCTTGTGGGATGACGGCATTAGTTGGCACTTTCGGCATAGGCTTGTTTTGGAGAGCGAAGAATGAAAAGATACTTTGCTAAACCCGACACTTGGTTCAAGGAAGGAACCGAAGCATTCTACGAAGAAGAAATGTTTCCAATTGGAACTCTATTTGATGAAGACGGCATTTCACGCGGGTCAGCAATCTACCGAGGAACTTATGTTATTGGCCCAAATGAGGGTTACGACACCTATTGGCACAGCAAAGGCTATAAAGAAGGCGACGAAGTTGAGATGAGAGAGCACTGCTGTAATAGCGAGTTTTATGTTTTGGAGAGCGAAAAATGAAAGTCGGTGATCTTGTAAGACCAAAAAGTAAGTGGGACGAAAACTTCAAAAAGAAAAAACACAGTGTTGGTATTCTTATAGACATTGAAAAAGACTTCTATCGCCACAACGATTATTTTCAAGACCGTCTGACTGTTTGGTGGATTCAGACCGATATGATTTCAAAGGAGCCTACTGCCTATGTGGAGGTTATGAAATGAGCAGGGAAGAGCAAATCGCAAAGGAAATCGCTCAAATGTCTGACGATGAAGTTATCCAAAATGCAAAAAAGTATTTCCCTGAATCTGCTGCAACTGCTGTTATGAAGCGTATGCTCACCAAATACGGACGCTTGGATGAACAAGTTTATTTTCTTGAGATTCTTCGTCTTGAATCTCTTTGTCGCAGAGCGGCAGAGGAGATCAAAATGCTTGACGACATTATCATTGATTACGAAGAGGGAAATGCGAGCATTCCAAAGAGAGAGGATGGTTGCTATGGTTATGCTTCTGTAAATCTGCTTTCAAGACTTGACGGACGGATTGGTGGGTGGTATACTATGGCTGAGCCAAACGAGGAGGGGTGATGAGCGCCGACAAGACTGAGACAAAGAAGAGATTGTTCCATCTTCATTACGACCCATACGAAGTGGATTGGGGCGCTCTTCCACCAGAGGTCTTCGACCAATACACAAATGCCTGTGAAGAGGTTGAGAACCCTGTGATTGTTGAATCCACACCAAAAAAGAAGCAAAGCCACTTTGAGAAGTTGTATCATATGAATCTTCTCGTGAACGAAAAAAAGGTTGACACAGAGACCTAAATACGCTATACTATGAACATAGAGTGAGGCGGTATTACGCAGGGTTCTACTGAGACGATATACGACCCGGTTCAAGGAATAAGAGTCTAACAAAGGAATACTTGAACACCTGTGGGTTTAGCCCCACCACTCTATTGCATAATGAAGTTACCCCTCTTGTAGCGGGTGGGACTGGAAACAGTCAGTTAGGTGGGTTGGTTGCCTAACACCTTTTTGGGAGAGAAGAAAATGAGCGATGAGTTTGTAGATAAGAAAGGTATTCGTTGGCGTCCTAAAGAAATGCTCGATAACTTGTCGCAGCGTCTCGAAACAGCCAAAGCATTTCACAAAGTTGCCGTAAGAGAAAGAGACTATGAAAGAACTCTCTGCGACCGATACAAAAAAGAACTGTACGAACTTCGCTCACTTTACGAAGGTGTTCTTTCTCGCATAAACAAGCTGGAAGACGACACAAGAGCAGCGATAGAGTTTGCCGACCTCGCAGAAGACGATAGGGGAGCAGAAATGATCTTGGAATTCTGCGATGACATTACAAAGTTGGTTGGAGAGTGAGAAATGGATAAGATCGCAAAAGTAATGTTTCATAAAGGCGACTTTGGAATCTGCCGAGCAGCTATCATACAGGCAGAAGAATACTGGAAAGCAGCAATAAACGACGAAGAAATGCGACCCGCAGGTTGGGCAGAAGAAGATTGTACGAATATTGTCAAGAACCTGCAAATGGTGAAAGAAAAGATTGACTTGGTTCTCGGAATGGACTATAATGACATTAGACAAGAAACTTGGGATAGTCTTGTAGAGGATGTTAGCAAATGAAAACAGTTAGTTCTATTGTTCAATCAGAGATTCTTCAACAACTGCTGGAAAACCAAAGGCGTTTTGCCGAGGTTGCTAAACCTCCTCTCTATCCCAAGACTTGGAAGGAGTTTCGCAATCGAGAACTCGCAAACTATATGAGTCGTGAAAGGGGAAAGAAGCGTCTTCGTAAGAAGAAGGCTCTCAAGAGAATGCGAGAAGTCTGGGGTTTCTATCTTCTCACTCGACCAGTAAGCCATTTTGTGAACTACCAAGAGTTGGGAAGAAAACTGTTTCCAGTTGAACCACTTCCAGATGGTGCAAAGCCCATTTACAGCAATCACACTGATAACGAAAGGCATCGCATCGCAGAGATTATCAGAGGGAAGATCAAATGAGTTCTAGCATCGAAATCAAAACAGACGGCTGCAAGTCTCTTTACCTTGATATAAATACCACAGGCGTAGAGTTTGAGGCTTGGAATCAAGATTATCCAGAAGCGGAACTTATTACGATGTGGTTTGATCTGAAAGATAAGGAAGATCGAAAGGCAATCAAGAATCTTATTTCACATCTCCAACATCAGTTGCAGGTTCACGAAACACCCCCTTATTCTACTTGTCCTTCTTGTTCTTGGCTAAAAAGAGAGCGAGGTGTTGAAGCCTGTGAGGAGCATAGCAAATGATTGGAACAGCAAAGAGGCTTGTTGAATGTCGTTATTTCCGGTGGCTTCCGGGTATGCGAGACTTGGGTGGAAACTTCTATCTTGGTCAAAGGGCAAATGCACCAGAAGGTGTTCATATGTGGGCCGGTTTTGATAGGGGAAGTTGGGAATGGAACGAAACCGAGTTTGGACTACCAGACCTTGAAGACCCCGCAACCCTTGGATGCGTTCTTGCTTTGGTTCGCAACGCTTGGAAAGACGACGGCATTGCGTGTGTGACGGGTTCTTACACCGCAGAGTCAGGTTACAGGTTTCGCATCGTTGGCGGAATGCACCAAGATACAAAGTTCTTTATGATGAGCCAAAAGCATTACCTCTCAGAAGGTGAGGCACTTGCTGCTGCTTTGGAGTTAGCAGGATGAAAGAAAGTATTATTGTCCTTTCGGATGACGCTGTGATTATAGACGGTAGATTATTTACCGCCAACACCTATCCAAATAGTTGTCCAAAGTGTTATAGTGAGATATATTGGAGCAAGCAAGATGGCTTTTACCCCAGACCCGGTTGCGTAAAATGTGACATATGGTTTGACAAAGTTTATTGTAAGCCGTGAGGAAATAAATGACTAACGAAGATTTTAACAAGAATATGAGCAGAATGTTCTTTCGTCTTGGAAATGCTTTCCGTGATGTAAGAGACAATATGATCGAAAACTTTGGAAGAGAAAACGATACATCAGAACTTCTCTTTCGCCTTGAAGAAGTTTGCGATATTATGATTGAGAATTATGGGGAGGAAAAATGAATAACCCTTGTAACGAAATCTGTATTGGGAAGGTGGATGATGTGGTTGAGTGGTGGCAGATCAACTCCTACAATGCCGGTTACCACAGAGGACTAAACACAGAATACCATAATATTCCAATCAATATTCTTTTCACCAAGTGGATTGCTGATGTTCGCAGACCAGCATCAGAAGCACTTGATATTGTTGCCTTCGAGAAAGGTTACAACGACGGCATTGAAGATTACGAAGAGTCTATGAAAGGCGATAAAGACGTAGCAGCAACTACAGCAGGTTGGGAAGAGTAATGGATATTAGACTAGAAAACAACAAAGACACTTTTCGCGGAAGAGGCAAAACCATCGAGGAGTTGAAAGAACAACTTGGTGCTCTAAAGTCTATTATTCGCCAAACCTACAAGGCGATTGGCTGCTCTGACGATATTATCGAAGGAGAAGATTGGGGAGGTTTGCCTTCAAGGGTTGCTTGTCTCAAAGCGGCTGTTGATCTTGGAACCCATCAAGAACTGGATATTCTTCACGACCGTCCTCACAAGGAAGTAGGAAGGGGAAGAGCGGCAAGGGTCCATAGAGTTCCAACTGCTGATGAGATGGTCGCGGCTCAACAAATGACTGCACCAACAAGGCTGGAAATTGAATGGAGAAACATTCAAAAAGTGAACGAAGACACTACAAAATGGTATACCTGCGCTCATTGCGATGCGGGCTACCCAGATCAAGAATGTACTTGCAAGGAAGACAAATAATGTGGGAACTTTGGGAATGGAACGGCCATTACATCAAGGGCAAGAAACTAAAAAGGTCCAAGACAAAGAAAACCGTTTTTGATTATGCCGAGAAGAATCTTGAGTATGTAAAGATTGCAGAAGGCTTGCCCGGAGAATGGTATCTTGAAAACCGCATTGGGCTCGCAGTTGGAATGATTATTGACAATAGGAAGAAGAAATGAAGAACACATTGAAAGCAGTAATTATGGAGCTAGAAGCAAAAGAAGCAAAGGCACAAGCAACCATTGAGCTTTATCTCAACAATGCAGTTGCCATTGCAGACCACAGCGAAATCCTTGATGAGATCACCAAGTGGGCGAGCTTTGGTGCCGAAGCGCGAGACACGAGAGAGTATTTGCTATCAGAGTTTGGAGAGGACTGAAATGGATAAGGGATACAGCTTGCATTTGGGCGATTGCCTAGAGATTATGGAAAGCATCGAGACAGATTCAGTAGATATGCTTCTCGTTGACCTCCCATATGGCACCACACGATGCCGTTGGGATCAGGTTATCCCTCTAGACAAGCTCTGGCCACACTACAACCGCATTGTAAAACATAATGGCGCTATGGTATTCACAGCCGCCCAGCCTTTCACAAGCGTCCTCGTAAGCTCTAACATTAAGAACTTTCGATACAATTGGGTGTGGGAGAAGTCTAAGGCTACCGGTTACCTAAACTCTAAGCGTATGCCACTTAAGGCTCACGAAGACATTTGTGTTTTCTATCGCAAGCTCCCAACATACAACCCACAGATGTGGCAGGGCACTCCATACAATAAGGGCCAAGCGTTGCGCGAGACAGATGTGTACGGAGCACAGACCAGCGTCCTCGTCAAGAACGACACCGGCCTTCGCTACCCAAGAACAGTGCAATACTTCAAGACTGCTGAGTCAGAGGGCGACTCGCAGCACCCAACGCAGAAGCCGCTATCGCTTATGGAGTATATGATCAAGACGTATACCAACGAAGGCGATGTTGTGCTTGACAATGCGATGGGGTATGGTACAACTGGTGTGGCAGCGCTTAACACAAACAGGAAGTTTATCGGTATCGAGCTAGACAAAGAGTGGTATGATCGTGCCGAACAACGGATCCAGAGTACCTTGACATCTACTTGACATTTAAAACTCTCCTCCTGTGGTATACTAAGAAAGTAAGGAGGAAAGAAAATGCTCTCTGTAGAAAACATCGGCTATGCGTGTATTAATCTCGAACTCAACGAGCGACCAAAGAAGCACCGTGTCACGACCAATCGTGCTATGGTGCGTCGTACTTTTGACAAGAAGGGCGTAGCTTACGCTTCTGATTTGGCATACCACAACGTTCAAGATCTCTACAAGATCCTTCAGTGGAACGAGGCCAACAATTTCAAGTTCTTCCGCTTGTCCTCGAATCTTTTTCCTTGGCATTCTCAGTACGACTGGGAAGAGATGCCTATGCACGACCGAATCGTCGAGTGGCTTCAAATCTGCGGCAACTATGCCAAGCAGCACGGCCATCGCCTGACCACGCACCCCGGCCCATTCAACAAGTTGACCAGCGCTGACGAGCGTATCATCAACAACACAGTCCGAGATCTAGAGGCACACGGCTGGATGTTTGACCAGATGGGCCTTCCCCGCTCGCCATTTGCAAAGATCAACATTCACGTCGGCGCTACCTATGGTGACAAGCAGATGGCCTGCGACAACTTCTGCAGAAACTTCGAGCGCCTTTCTGATTCTGTCAAGTCGCGACTCACTGTAGAGAATGACGACAAGGCTAGCCTTTACTCTACCAGAGAGCTCTACGAGATGATCTACGAACGTATCGGTATCCCTATCGTTCACGACGTTCACCACCACAAGTTCTGCACGGGTGGTCTCTCACAGGAAGATGCTATGCAGATGGCAGCATCCACTTGGGGCGATGTCCGCCCAGTAATCCACTACTCTCAGTCTCGTGCCATCGAACACAATGATCCGAAGATCAAACCACAAGCACACTCCGACTCCTACTGGGAGCCAGTTGAAACATTTGACATTGACGTGGATGTGATGCTTGAAGCTAAGCACAAAGAGAAAGCCGCATATGCAATGCGCGGAATGTTGTTCGGATAATAGTTGACTGAAAGAAATTAATTTGGTATAATAACTTTAGAAAGAAAAGGAGTGACTTATGTCCCACAATGATGAAACACGCGCAAAGATGATTGAGTACATTCGAATCCTGAAGTCCATTGAGGATGAGATGGAACCTTACAAGGAGGCCAAGCGCGAGCTTCGCTCCGATTTCACCAGCAACGGCTGGTTGACCAAGGAAGATATTTCTCACATCACTCGCGCTTACCGTATGCTCAAAAAGAATGAGAGTATCGATGAACTCGTTGAAGCCTACGCAGCACTCACAAGTGTGCGAGGGGGCTCCGATGATGCTTGAGTATGTAGCGCTACCACACTGCCAACACAAGCCAACCCGCGCTAATCCATCTGATGCGGGTCTGGATCTTAAGTTCAACCCAAAGGACGGGGCACCAGCTGTTCTTCGCTCCGGCGAGTCCGCTATTCTCGCAACTGGTCTTAAGTTTGGAATCCCGCACGGTTTTATGATGCAGATTATGAACCGTTCTGGCAATGCAGCCAAGCGCTCCCTCTTTGTGGGCGCTTGCGTTGTCGACGCAGGCTATGATGGCGAGGTGTTCGTAAACCTCCACAACTTCAGTAAGATGAGTCAGACCATCAACCCCGGCGACAAGATCGCACAGGGCGTTGTAATTCCTGTCTTGCCAGTGCGTTTTGTGGAGACTTCTGTTAGCGACCCTTACTGGTACCCAATTGCTATCTCTGATCGTGGCGATGGCGCTCTAGGGAGCACAGGACAATGAATCGTAAGCAGCGCAGAGCATTGAAGAAGGACAAGGGTTCTTCCGAACTTGATTCGCATATGGCTTTGTTTGGTAAGCTGCCAGATCAGTGCCTAGCTTGTGACAAGTCCTTCGACAAGAAGGATCGCGATATGGTTATGTCTTGGTCGGTGGTTGTACACCAGAGCACAGAAGAGGTTCGCCTCTACTGCCCAGACTGCTGGGACCGAGCCAACAGCATTGTAGCAGAGATGAAGGAACGTATTGAAGCAAGAATGGAAGGTGAAGAATGAGTTTTCAGCCAAGATTTAAAATGTACATCAAGCCTACTTGTCCATTCTGTATTGAGGCACGCCGCATCATTGTAGAAGAGCTCCAGATGGGAGTAATGTCGGAAGACGTCACTGATGATAAGCTTCTCCGTGAGCGTCTAAAGCAAGAGACAGGTGTCAATACAGTGCCACTAATTTATTTTGGCGATCAGTTTATTGGCGGCTGCACCGATCTCAGGGCAGCTATCGATAGCGGAGAAATGGAAAAATACATTCTCAGAGAAGAGAATACTTACCTTAAAAATGAAATCAGCTTTTTGCGAAGGAGTATCGGATGAGTAAGAGAAACAGCACATCGGCTTGGAAGCCTAAGAAGCAGTGCAAGAAGACCTCAATCGGTCGTGGTCGTGGAACTCGTTACAAGGCGAAGGCATCTAACGGCACAGTGCCGAAGGGCTACCGTAAGCGTTACCGAGGGCAGGGCCGATAAATGAACTTTTTCAGTAAGGAGCCAGCACTATCATTTGACGATGTGCTCTTGCTCCCACAACATTCAGATATTGTTTCTCGCTCAGAGGTCTCTATGGCATACGAGCTAGAGAACATTGAGGGCCACATCTTTAGGCTACCAGTGGTCTCTAGCCCTATGGACACAGTTACCGAGTTCGAGACAGCCAAGCAGATGTTTGAGTCTGGCGGCTTTGGTATCGTTCATCGTTACCTCTCAGAGATAGAGCAGAAGAATATCTCTCTAAAATGTGCAGAGCAGGGCATCATTGCAGGCTTTGCAGTGGGAACTGGCTCACAGGATCGTGAGCGTGCAAGGTTCCTTATTGAAGATGGCCTCGCGGAAATCATTTGTGTTGATGTCGCACACGGCCATCATATTGCGGCTGCCGAGATGGTATCTTTCCTATCAAAGAACTGGGGCGACCAGATTCATATTATGGCAGGGAATGTAGCAACTCTAGAAGGGTTTAACTTCTTGGCAGACGCAGGGGCACACTCTGTTCGCGTTGGTATTGGCGGTGGCTCTATCTGCTCCACAAGGATTCAGACAGGCCACGGCTGCCCAACATTGCAGAGCGTAATTGATTGTGCAAAGTCAGACCGTGACGCACTTTTGATTGCAGATGGTGGTATCCGTACAGCTGGCGACATTGTAAAGGCTCTAGGCGCAGGCGCAGACCTAGTAATGCTTGGTTCAATGTTGGCAGGTACCGACTGCAGCCCCGGCGACATTATTGAGCACGATAATGGCGAAAAGTGTATGGAGTATCGAGGTATGGCTTCACGCCGAGCACAGACAGCTTGGCGCGGCAAAGTTGCTTCCAAAGAGGGAGTTGCAAGCCATATCCCATACAAGGGCGAGCTAGAAGCGGTCATTGCAGATATTCAGGATAGACTACGTTCTGGGCTATCTTACAGCGGAGCCCGTAGCATTGAGCAGTTCCAGAATACTGCACTATTTATTATGCAAACTAGCGCAGGCTGTAGAGAGAGTAATACTCACATTTCCAGCCTTGCAAAGGGTGTACGGGATTAATGTCGAAGATTGGTACTTCAAGCAAGAAAGTGGTCTTCTATGAGTCGGACAAGAAATACGCTGACTTTCGTATTGCTTTAAAGACTGATGGCTTTACTCAAGCCAACTTTATGAGGACTATCATCCACGCCTACATCAGGCGTGACAAAGACTTGATGCCGTTTATCGAAAAGATGCTCAAGAAAGAGGTAGATGTACCTAGGGCTTGGGTAAGACAGTCTAGAATGAAGAGAGAATCGGCTGAAGAGAAAATGAAGAACTTGGGCCTTTCAGATACCGAGATCGATAACATTTTCGACCTTATTGCTGATCAAGAATAAAAAAAGTCATTATACACTAAAAAGAACTATTTATTATGAAAACCGAGAAGGTTTAGGAGAAATTCGCAATGTCTAAGAAGAATCTTTTGAATGAATCACAGATTCGTAAGTTTATGAAGTACGCTAATATCAGCTCCCTAGCAGACACCTTCATCAGCGAAGGCTACGATATGTCCGAAGAGGAAGTAGTAGCTGAAGAAGAGATGGGTGCCGCGATGGCCGAGATGGATATGGCTGATGGCGATATGCCAGCTATGGACGATATGGATCTCGATGCTGACGTAGAGGCTGCTGACGCTGCCGACGCTGGCGTTATGGATAGCGAGGACGAGGTTGCTGACTTTGTTGGTGAGCTAATCGACGTTATCGAGAAGGCCACTGGTGTTAAGCTCTCAATGGAGCGCGCAGACGACGCTGACGATATGGCTGATGAGGACGCTGCCGAAGATGCCGAAGAGGCTATCGAAGATCTCGCTGACGAGATGGCAGACGAGGCTGAAGCTGAAGCTGCTGCTGATGACGCCGAAGAGGCTGCTGACGAAGACGAGGACGAGGCCGCAGAGGTCGAGCTCGACGAGACCGTCACCCGCATCGCCGAGAGCGTAATGGCCCGCATCAACGACGCCAAGGCCAAGAGAGCATCCGTTGAGCAGATTGCAGAGAACATCGTCAATCGTATTCTTAACAACGACTGATTTTTAAAACATTGCACTCTAGAAGGCACTGTGTTATTATTATAGCACAGTGCCTTTTTTATTGGGACTAGGGAGCTGACTATGGACGAAGAGACAGTAACAGTTGAGACTACACCAGAGGAGCTAGCAAAGCTTCTGCAGCCAGAAGAAGAGGAGCTAACCCCTATCCTTCTTCTTGGCGAAATTAACGATGATAGCACCACTGGCGTGCTTTCTTCTTTGATTATCAATCGAGGTATCGCAGCGAAGTCGGAAAAGGAATTGGAGTTGGAATTCTTTATCAACTCTGAGGGTGGCTCTGCTTATGAGATGTTTGCAATTGTTGATACTATGAAGTATGCTCAAGAAGTCTTTCCTATCAAGACTGTTGGTCTAGGAAAGATTATGTCTGCTGGCGTTCTCCTGTTAGCAGCCGGAACGCCGGGGCGCCGATTCATTGGTCGGTCTTCCCGTGTTATGGTTCACAACGTTCTCTCTGGACAGCAGGGATCCCTAGCCACACTCCAGAATGAATTCAACGAAGTGAAGAAGATTCAGGAGATGTACATTGAGAAGTTGGCAGAGTTCTCCAATCTTAACGTAAAGCAGATCAAGAGAATCTTAGCCAAGAACCAGAACATTTATATCTCAGCTGAAAAGGCTATTGAGTACGGGATTGCAGATCACATTCTGTGAGACTATTTATATTGAGGTGATTTACTATGAGTGATTTTGATTGGGGCAAGGCCATTGACCAGAAGTTCAATGCAAGCCGTAACAATTTGATCGAGACCCTAGGTCGTATTATTGATAACGTTCTCCTAGAAAGAGCAGACAATGTGCCCGGTGGCGAGTCTCCTTTCAATGATGAGGACTTTTCTATCCCTCTTCCAAAGCTTCGCATCTCTGAGGCTTGGGGCAAGATGGGAACCGAAGACCGTGCAATTATTGAGAACTACTCAAAGAACATTCCCGGTGGAACCTTTGAGCAGAAGATTGAATCACTAAATGCAATTCTTACTGAAGGTGTTGCAAGTGGGAATATCTCCCAGATTATTTCTACTATGGTTATCTGCGAGATCCTTTCTTCTATTCTCCGTGACTTCACAGAGTCAGCAGGTGGGTTTATCTTCGAGGGCTTCTTGGCAGGTCTCTTTGGCGGCAAGTCAATCCAGATTTACACCCCGGAAGACATTGAAGGAATGGACGCATCAGGCAAGCCTATTACAGATGTTATCTTGGGCGACAAGCACTATTCTTTGAAGCTTCTTGGGCCAACTACTGGTGTCAAGGGATCCTTCCAGAATATGGTTAACCACTTTAAGGCTGTCGACCACATTGTATATCTTGATGCTCGTCGTATCAATAAGGATCAGGGCCTAGAGTTCCTAGAGTTCGAAATCACATTGGAGAACTTTGTCGACGTATTTGTTACCCCCGTGCTTAAGCAGGTTACTGCTGGTACTGAGAAGGGCAAGCTAATTCGCGACATCGAGAAGGCAACCGACTTCCAGAGCGCACTTAAGCAATTGGTTGACGCTGGCAAACCAATTAAGACTATCGCATTTGACAAGGTTCCTCGCGAGCTTGGTCTTTCAATTAAGCGCCTCGACTACTCCCCAGCGATTGAGGAGAAGCGTATCTCAGGCGCAGCTATGGACGAGGCTATTACAGCGATCCTAGAAGCAGACCCAGAGGTGCTACAACAGTACGCTCCATACGGTATCGCATATGCAGATACTAAGTTTGAGGGCACCAAGGCCGAGAAGCTTTTCGGTTCTTACGGTAATGTTGAAAAGTATGCACGTCTTATGGACTCTGGCGACAAGCAGGCTGCTCTAGAACATCTTTCTACTTTGCCCGGATTCACCGAGCAGCAGCAGTTTGAGTTCACCAGACAGCAGGCGGACAACATTGCAGGCGCACGCTCTGTAGGTACACTTATGATTGGCGACAGCTATATGAAGGCAGCTTGGTCTAGCTATGCTGATTCACTTTCAAGAACTATCGGCCCAGTCTATCAGGAGCTAAAGCAGTTCACTGATGACCTTAGCCGTTACGTCCTAGGTGCTGGTGAAGGTAATGAGACAGACCGTAAGCAGTATGCTATGGATGCCGTCAATGACGCAAAGCGTCTATCAGCGGCAACAGAGAACGCTGTTAAACAGATGGAAGAAAAATAAAATATTGACTCCTTGACTCTCTTGCATTATAATGAATAATGTAAGGGAGGCCATCGAAGACCTCTCTGGAGATTATCTCCCGAGAGGTTTTTCTTTTTTAACCTCCAAGTCTAAAAACAACAATAACTTCAAGGAGTTGAAATGACTAACAAGATGGTATACGCACACGACGATGAACTACAGGCCAAGATCGTTTCTGGCGTCAATCATTTGGCAGACTACGTAGCATCTACACTTGGGCCTCGTGGTCGCAATGTTATTATTCACCGTGACGGGAAAGATCCTATTATTACCAAGGACGGCGTTACAGTAAGTGAGCACGTTCACTTGATCGATCCTTTCGAGAACGCAGCAGTACACGTAATCAAGCAAGCTAGCCGCAAGTCTAACTCAGAGGCTGGCGATGGCACCACAACTGCTACCGTTCTTTCCCGTGCAATCCTTGTCGAGGCTTTCCGGCACATCACTGCAGGCGCGAGCCCAATCGAGATCAAGCGCGGTATTGAAGTTGCAGTCACTGATATTGTGGCAGCACTCAAAGACATTGCAGAGCCAATCTCCTCAGAAGAGAGCATTGAGCACATTGCAAGCATTTCAGCTAACAATGATCGCACTATCGGTCGCCTTGTTGCAAAGGCAGTCCTAGCAGCCGGTAAGGACGGCAGCCTTATTATTGAAGAGGCTCGCTCAGTCGACACTACCCTTGACCTTATCGAGGGCTTCCGATTCGATTCTGGCTATGCAGCATCAGCATTTATCAACGATGAGCGTCGAGGCGCTGTTGTTTATGAGAAGCCATTTATTCTTGTAATCGACGATAAGATCACCGAGGTACAGCAGATCCTTCCAGTCCTAGAGCCAGTAGCACGCGAGGGCCGACCTTTGGTTATTGTTGCGTCTGAGCTAGAAGGACAAGCACTCGCAGCACTTATTATGAACACAATGCGTGGTTCTATGAAGGTTGCGGCTGTCAAGGCTCCACGCTATGGCCACGAGCGCCGCAGTATTATGCAGGACCTTTGTGTCGCAACAGGCGCGAAGTTCTTTTCTAAGGCCAACCAAGAGGGCCTAGACAAGTTCCAGCTTGTTGACCTCGGTCAGGCTGACAAGGTAGAGATTCTAAAGAACGGAACTACTTTCATCGGTGGCCACGGCGACTGGGCTCTAACCGAGCGTCGCATTGACTCACTCAAGGTTGAGCTTGAGCAGACTGATAACCTTAAGGAATGTGAAACAATTCAGGAGCGTATCACACGACTTGCATCTGGCGTTTCAGTAATTAAGGTAGGCGCGCCTACAGAAGTAGAAATGATTGAAAAGAAGCATCGCATTGAAGACGCTGTAGAGGCCGTAAAGGCCGCTATGGACGAGGGCATTGTTCCGGGTGGTGGTACCCCTCTTCTTCGTGCAACTAACCTCCTAGAGGCCCGTGAGCTCCCACAGGACCAAGCTCTGGGCTACAGCGCCGTACTCAAGGCTTGTGCTGCTCCAATTCGCCAGATGGCAAACAACGCTGGCACTTCACCAGATATTGTTTTGAAGACAGTGCAAGATCTTCTAGTAGAGAACGGCTGGGGTTGGAACTTCGCTACAGCAGAACCGGGAGACCTTCTAGAGCTTGGTGTTGTTGATCCTGTCAAGGTTACACGTTGCGCCCTACAGAACGCAGCATCAGCAGCAGGAACTCTTATCACAACTGGCCACGCCATTATGGAGGTCAAGTGAGTCGTTTCGAAATTAAGTTCTCTGTAGACGAGGACAACCTATTCACAGAGATCTTGAACATCTGTGATTCACGCTGGGCTACAGGCGAAGAAAGCATTCAAGAGTTGCAGAGTCTTATCGGAACTTCTCTTGAAGCAGAGCATCCAGCCGAAGCTCTTCAACATCTACATAATCTTCGTGCAACTTTGTTCGACCTCGATGCCCTTTGTGAAGATGTTGCCGGCATTTTGACCGGCTACGTAGAGCACAAGGAGAATCGGGGGGTGCCAGATGGAGAAGGGTGATCTAGTTTACATTCCTTCAAATACGCCTCTACGTCAGTATGACGACTCTGGTGTATTTATTACCAAGGAGATCCAGCTAGACAAGCCAACTGTCGGTATCTTCAAGCGAAGAAATAACGAACACTTCTTACCAGAACAATCAGAGATCTGGCTTGGAGAGACAGGTGGCCAATACTGGTGGGTATCTGAGCAGAATATTTATAAGCAGAACGCATAGGAGATAAAATGTTTGATCGTAATATGGCTAAGTTTGTAGAGGTTTGTGAAGGCGGATATGACCGTGAAGAGAAGTCACTTCGTGAAGTCCTAATCAACCCCAACTATGTTGCAGCAGTTGTTCCTTGTACACACACCGAGACACAACTTCAAGAAGGCCGCCTTCCAGAAGGACTAAACCCAGCACAGAAGTTCAGTAGAATCATTCTTGCCGATGGCCGCACCCAGCACGTAGTTGTTGGCGACGTTGCAGCTGTAGAGCTCCGGTTGCGCCTGCGGTTGTTGCGAGGGTGATATGGACGAGGAACTAATGTTCGAAACCTTCTTGACTATGAAGGACAGAGAACTAGATGAACTTTTTGAAATTATTGCAGAATCATTTGACAATCCAGAGGATGTTCTGCTATTCTTGATGTCAGTAAGAATGGGAGTTGCGTGATGGAACAGAGAATTACTAACAAGCCTTGGGGACACGAAGTCCTGTGGGCACATACTAAAGACTATGTAGGAAAGATCCTATTCATTAAAGATGGTTGCCGCCTTTCTCGTCAATACCACGAGCGCAAGGAAGAGACCATTATTGTTCTTGAGGGAACACTTCGACTTGAGGTAGGCCCTGCAGGCGCTGGAGTAATCCACCTAGAGCCCGGACAGTCTTTTCATATCGAGCCTTTGATGACACATCGCTTCTGTGCGGACAACGGAGACGTCCGGCTTGCAGAGGTCTCTACGCCAGAACTAGAAGATGTTGTAAGATTGGAAGACGATTGGGGCAGATCCTCATAGAGCAAACTATTTATACTGTATAGGAGATTTTCATTATGACTCGGAACCTCAGTGACGCAAAGTGGCGTCGTTTTGTTATTGCAGAATCAATCCGCAGCCTTATCACAGAGGGCCTAGGTGACATCGGCTTGGCAGACCAAGAGCA